CATGCAAACACTCAACTCCTCGTGGGCGATGGAACCGCGATCCCCGGATTTCCTTGTGCAGCGTTCGACGGTCGTCGAGCCTCTTGACGCAATGGCAAGTACAGTTGCTCCGTGCGGTAGCGGTCGATGAATTCCAAAAGCGCTTTCCGTCCGATCCAAGCAAGCGAAACGTCATATTTTTGCGCCATTGCGGCGAGCTCACTGAATTCGGCATCCGTCAGATTCGCGGCGATTCTGTGCTTTGTGGTCGGCATCGGTACTTCAGCCTCACTCTGGAACAAAGTGTAACACCTTAATCCACCTTGTTTCAATCAGACGACCTTATCGCCCCACTCGCCTCCACTCCCAAGGCGCAACCGGCTCCGGATCTGCCCACAAGCCCCTCTTCGCCGTCCGTGCCTCGTTCTCCAAATCGCGCAGCACGGTCTCGCGGCGCGCGTATTGCTGGTACCACCAGGCCAACCCGGCGCGGACGATCTCGCGGTTCAGGTTGCGGCCATCCGGCAGGATGATTTCGGCCACGGTGCGCTTGTAGCGGTCAATGTCCTTCACGCGCACGCTGACGATTTGGCCGAACGCGAGGTCGCCAGTGAACTGCTTGGCTCGTGTCCCGAACGCCTGCTTGGATTCGGGGCAGTCGATTCCCCAGAGCCGAATACGCTCGGCCACGCCGTCGTGCATGACCCGGATTGTGTCGCCATCGGTGATGCTGACAACCTTGCCGGTAAAGTCCCCGGCGAAGAGGGCGGCGGCGACGGCTGCGAGGAAAAGGAGGCGACGGATCATCGGTAGAATCATCGACACGTACCACGAATCATAGGAAGCCGCCCAGCATCCCCGTTGAAACGGGCGTCTGCTGTCGGCTGCGGACGGGGCGCGGGGACGCAACCGGCGCGCCTAGTCGATCTGGGGCGTTCGGAGCGCTTGGCGGGTCGTTCACTCCGCCGTTCGGAGCGTGGAAGGGATCGACCGCTGCGGGCCGGCAGATCGGCGAGCGCGAGCACGCCCAAGAGAAGGACCGTCGGAACTCGGTGCATACCGAGCAGATCGGCGGACTGCGCTGGTTCCTGTATGGTGGCGCTCACAGAAAGGCGTCAGGAAACCATCCGCTCGCGTGCGATCTTAAGAGCCTCCGCGATCAACCGAGGCGTTGACGCGCGTTGAACCGCGCATTCCCGTATGCGAATCACCTTCCAGCCAGTCCCCCGCAGCCGCTTTGAAACCAGCCGGTCGCGCCTCCTATTGCCCTCAATCTTCGCGCGCCAGAACTCGACATTGGTTGCAGGAATGCTCCTACATTTCGTGCATCCGTGCCAGAAACAGCCGTCCACGAAAACTGCCAGCTTCACTCCGGGCCATGCGAAATCCGGCCTACCCTCTACGTGCCAATGCTTCCTGTAGCCGCGGAGTCCCGCCGACCAAAGGAGTCGGCCAAGGGCAACTTCGGTGGTGCGGTTGCCTCGTGACCGCACTGCCGCCATTATTCTTGATCGGACCTCCTTGGGTACATTGTCCATAAACTGCTCACCGGCGACCGAATGCACCTCGGTAGTCAAAAGGCGGTATCAGTTCTACCGCTTGATCGGCTTGGACGACGCGCCATGTCTCCGCAGCGCCCGAGCGCATTTTGCCGACGCGATTTTGGCGAAACCGGCAGGGAGGGCATTTCCGACCAGATTGCAGACGTAGTCCATGTACGGGCAATCAAAAATGTAATCGTCGGGGAATTGCTGGATCGTCGCAGCCTCGCGCACCGAAATCGTAGTGTTGCGGGACGGGTGGCCAAAGCGCCCCTTGCTCAACGTGGTACAGCCGCCCGTTATGGTCGGGGCAATGCGACCCCACCGCATTCGTCCGTACACGTTGCCGAAACCCTCTTCAGTGTCCTTATGGCAGTCCGGGCGCATCGCATTCGGCAGTGCAAACCGCTGCTTGCCGGGACGCGCTGCCCGCAGACGATTCATGTTCCTTTCAGTGAGCGTGCGTACTACGTGCCAATCGTGTTGCCCAGGCCCGCCACGGGCGTTTGCCTGATCCAGGGTTAACGGGCGCGGCATTCGGGCAATTGCATCGCGGACCGTGCACCACGGCAGCAGCCCATCTGCTTCCGTCCGAGAATGCGTTGGCTTAGGAAGTTCGATCTTGAAGCCGCGTCCGGCCAGCAATACCAAACGACGTCTATTCTGAGGGACGCCGTAGTCCGCGAGTTGAAGCACTCCGTACGTCACGCGGTAGTCAGCGTCCTCAAGTCGCTTCACAAATTCGGCGAACAATGGTTTGCCGCGATCGACGAGGCCGGGTACATTCTCCATCATCACGGCGCGGGGGGTGATTTCCTCGACGAGCCGCGCCATGTCGAGAACGAGCTCGTTTCGCGGGTCGGTCTTCTTCCACTTGCTCGTCAGGCTTGAAAAGCCCTGGCAGGGGGGGCAACCCACCAGAAAATCGATGCTCCCTCCGGCGATCGTCAGCAGAGCCTTTCCGGTAACCGTTCGGACATCTTGCTTGAGGGCATGGACCTCAGGGTGGTTGGCCTTGTACGTGGAGAACGCGTGCGGCTCAATCTCCACGCCAGTAACCACTTTGAATCCAGCCTGCTTCAGTCCGACCGTCAGACCGCCCGCGCCGGAGAACAAATCTATTGCCACGAGTGGTTTACGCATTTGCTTTCTTGCCGATGGCGTTCTTCTTCTGACGGTCAGCCTCCGCAAGGAAGGCCTCGTGCATCTTTCGCGTCTTCAAAAGGAAGCTCTCCCAGGTTTCGTGGGTCAGTCGTCCGCTGCTGGTAAGTCGCTCGAAGGCCTGCTTTCCGACGCGCCCGATTGCAAGCCCGTCGCACACAAGGGTTATATGGAAATCAGAATAAGAGTTCTGAAATTCCTGATTTCCCTTCTTACTGAGGAATTCGCCCATCAGGTCGTTGTAATTGACGATGCGATCCAGTTCTTCGTCTTGCAGCTTGTGCTTGGGCTTCTTGATTTCGATGATCTGTATAACGTTGTTCTGCGTGCTCATTACAAAGTCGGCCCGCTTTTTGGGATCGCCAAATTCGTCCAGGACGATCGCCTGGCCAGTACGCTGTTCGAAAAACTTGGCGAATTCGTGACGCAGTGTTGTAAACGTCTGATTTGCCGTGATGGGCGACCACTGTGGATCGATCAACCAGGGCGAACTCTCGATCAGATTCTGGAAGACCTCCTCCAGATTGCGTGGATCGTCCTTCAACTTCTCAACCTGCCCGATAACGCGCACGCGGTCGTCCGCGATCCGCCCGAAAGACGCGAGTTCGGCAATCCGAGCCACACGGAGCACTGCCGTAACGGCGGAAAGAGGGGAGTCCTTTGCGTCCGCAGCCTGGCGCAGTTTTTCATCCAGCGCAACGACCGGCGCCAGCATCAGGGAAAGCTGAACGAAATTTTCAACGTGCTCCGGATCGTTGATCTCCTCCTCGCGCGCGGTTTGGCCCAGCAGTTTGCCAATGACCATGGCCTGGTGGCGTAGCCCTTCCTGATCGCCCAAAGGAAACTCCGCCTTCACGCGTTCCTCAAATTTCGCAAGCTCGCGAAATCTATCCCAGGTCTTCTTCTTCATCGGGTCCCGCGACAGCGTCCCGATTTTCTTGACCACGGCTTGGCCCCACTTCTCAAACTCCTGCCCGAGTTCGTGAGACCACAAAATGTCGCGCCGATCCGTCTGGATCAGATCCTCGTCGTCATCGAGCCAATCGGCATGGATCTCTCCAACGAGGTAGGATCGAACGCTGTGCTCACCCGTGAATCCCGCTTTTTGATTGAAGATGTTCGTTTGTGCGGCGATCTTCCCTCGGCAGTAGATACGGACGCCAGCCATTAGGTCGTCCTTGTACGGCTCGCGGGCATATCCGACCCAACCACGCACGGGGTAAGTGTGGCCGTCGATTGAGAACCCAGCAGACATCCCCGCGATCGGCTTCCCATCCGGGCCGAATCCACGACCGACGATTTCGCCGTTAGATCCGGGCTGTAGCGTAATTCGCGTGTTGTCCATCAGCACGAGATCGAACTGGCCGACGAGCGCGTTCGCGCCCTCGGCACCTTCCGCCTTGGTGCTATCCTTCAACTCGATTCGCCAATTGGGAGATTGCACGCCGAAGCGCTGTGCGAGTTGCCGATTGAATTCGTCCATCGTCGGAACTTGCCGGAAAGAGAAGTTCCGGAGAATGATTGTCGTGCCAGCTTTCTTCGCCACGGTCCCGTCGAGCTTCCCCGGCTTGGGAATGTAGTCGAAGTCGTTGTCTTGCAGGATTGCCTCCCGGTCGAGCTTCAAATGGGCGGTCAAATATCCCTTAATCGAGTTGCCAGACGGGTCTTTGCCGTCCGTCTTCTTGCCGCCGCACGATATGATCTCGATCGTCTGGCAAATCCCAAAAGGCGCGAGTTTGCCCACGCCCTTTCGTCCCATCACGGCGCGATCATATTTCTTGGAACGATCTCCCCGCTCTTTGTCCGCCCGCCGTTCCCCGCCGACTACGAGGTAGAACTTGTTCACTTCATCGGGAGTCATTCCGATTCCGTCGTCGACCACCTCGATGGTAAAGCCCTTGTCCTTAACGATGCCTTGGTGGCGCGTCGCCAAATACTCGCCCATAGGCGCGCGGATCACCACGGAGGTTGCGTCGGCGTCGTAGCTGTTTGCAACCAATTCCGCTATGACTGCGGAGACTTTGTCATACAGCTTGACCCCCAGCTTATCCACCGTAAGCCGGGAAATCCGCATCTTATATTTGGGCACACTCTCTCCCTGACGCCGGGGATACCGGCGCATGAACGGCAAGTTTCTCATTTTATTCCACTTCGCCTCTCGAAAGGAAGCGCCCAAACGATATACTTGCGCGATCACCCTACGCTCAGCCGCAATTGCCCATCTCACGGCGCGACGAACTTTCTGGGTAGCCCTCATGCCGCCGACTCCTTTCGCTTGATCTCGACCACCTTGCGGTCCTTGCGCGCCGTCCGCGCGGTGCGTGCGCGCTCGCGTTGCGCGGCCAGTTCGTCGGACACGGGAGGCTGACTGGCGACCGCCTTGCTAGTACGCGCGGCCTTGGCCCGCTTGTCTTGGATGAGGCGCGTCAGGTCGTCCTGCCGATTCAGTCCGACGAGAGTGTACTCCTCCGTGATCGCGGTGCTCGCGTGGCCCGCGATCTTGCTCGTCTCGATGCTGCTGCCGCCAACCTCCTGCCGCCACGTGATGTTGGCGCGGCGCAGGGAGTGCGGTCCAAAGCCAGGGAAGTCGAGGCCACGGTCCTCCTTGGGCGCGCCGTCCGCACGGATCGACCGCGCCGCCTCCTTGAGAGCCTTCCGGACGCCGGAGTCCCATCGCGGCGCGCCGAGGTCTTCGTCCTGCGGGAAAACCCAATCGTTCGGTCCCTTGCGTCTAAGGCCCTCGATCCAATCCTTATACCGCTCGGTCAAGCCGCCCAGCGTCAGCGTGCGCTTGCTCTTGGCGGTCTTGGGCACGTCGATATCGCCCCGGCAGTGGCGTTGCTCGATCCGGATGATGCCCTTGTCCAGAACGACGTGCTTGATCATCAGGCCGGTGACTTCGGAGATGCGCGTCCCGGTGTCGAGGCACGTCTCGCAGATTAGGAGGTTTGGCTCCTCCAGTCGCGCCATGACCTGCGCGGTCTGCTCCGGCGAGAGGATGCGCTTCTCGAAGACCTCCCACTTCTTGGGGAGCTTGACCCACTGGATCGGGTTCGCGTACGAGCGCGGGATGATCTCCCACTCCGTGGCCTTTGTGATCACTCCGCTCATCGCGTTCCGGATGGCGCACATCGCGTGCCAGGAGGTGCATTCCTCCTGGAGCCAGTCCATGATCGCCTTGGCTTTGAAATCCTTGAGGCGCGTGTCCTTCCACCTGGACAGCATGTGGGTAAGGCACCAGTGGTACTTGACCTTAGTGGTGTGCGCGATGAGCGGCCTGCCCGCCGCGATCCGATCGACGTAATCCGTCTTCCACAACTCCGCGAGCGGGCCAAAAAGGATGTCGCCGGGTTCCGCGGCTTTGGCTGTGTCCTTGGCCAGGACCGCCGCCTCCGATTTCGTCGGCGCGGCGTTGATCTCTGCCAGGAATTTGTCGCGCTCCTCGCACGCCTTCTTATGGCTCATCGGCTTCGCCTTGTCCCTGCTCGGGCCAAGCGTCTTGAACGGGCGCGTCGTCTTGACCGTGCCATCAGGCTGGATCTCATCGAGCCGGTATCGGAAGAACCAGTAATACGACCCGCGATCCTTCCGTTCGTGTACTTCCGGATGCTGCACTCTCGTCTTCAATTGCCTGCCTCCTGTCAACAGCGTCAGGAGGTTACCCTTGGTGGAGTCCATAAAGCAAGTCGCCTATCTTCAGTGATTTACGCGCCAGCCGCAGGGCCTACAACGCGATGCCCAAGGCATCGCGCTGGCAGACGTGCAACTGCTCGTAAGCGCGGGTCGCGCCCACGTAGAACAACCGGACCACGGAGTCCCGATCCACGCCGCCGCGCCCGTACTCCGCGTCCGCAGCCTGCGAGAGATCCGGAAACAGATACACCACGTCGGCCTGCCCGCCCTTGACGGAGTGGATCGTGCCGACGACCACCTTGGGCGTCTCCAGCAACGCGGACGGCCCCCGCCTGGCGGCGATGTCGGCGGGATACTTCACGCGCTCTGCGAGGTCGCTGGTGACGCGCGCCCGCCACCAATCGAGCAGGCCACGATAGTCGCCCTCCCACGCCGCCATGAGCGAGTCGAACGCTGCGGGTTCGAAGATCTCGTCCAGCCGCTCCATCGTCGCAGGCTTGCCGAGGTCCGCGTTCTTGAGCTTCGATTTGACGCCGTGGCGCAGGATGCCCTTGGCTTGCAGCACCTCTGCCCACTGCGCCAGATCGCCGTTCGTCCACGGGTGGTGCTCGCTGCCGAACGACGGATGCGCGACCAGCAGGGAGAGGATGCGGCTGGTCGTCGTGGTGCGCTTGCTGAACAGCCGGATCGGGTTCCAGAAGCCGTTGCTCTTGCGGTACGGATTGTGGAACGGGATGCCGTTCTTCCGCAGCACCTGGATCAGCGGGCGAAGCATGAACGAGCAGGACGCCAGGAACATCACGGTCTTGCCCGCCGCGAGGTGCTTCTCTGCGTCCTTGAGGATGGCGCAATCGACGTGCTTGTACGTGTCGCGTTCGGTCAGGTACGCGCCGGCCGCATCGCGCGGCAGATACTCTTTGGCCTGGCGCCTGGTCACCGTCTTGATCAGGTTCTCTGCGAGCCGGTGGACCGCGCGCGGCACACGGAAGGACTGCTTGAGGATGATCTTGTGGTCGTCCGGAATGTCCGGGTCGAGGAACGCCTCCGGTGTGGCCCCCGTGAACGAATAGATGGTCTGGTCGTCGTCGCCCGCCACGATGAAGTACTCTGCGTGCCGCCCCCACCTGCGGACCAGCGACAACTGCATCCGGTTGAGGTCCTGCGCCTCGTCCGCGAAGATGACGGACGGGTTCTTCGGCGCGACTCGCACGTCGCGCAGGCACGTCTCGATCAGGTCGGTGAAGTCGAGGAGACCGTTCTCCCGCTTGTACTCCGACCAGAGTGTTTCGAACTGGATCAACGTCGCGGGCCAGAGAGCCTTGGGGCGCATCAGCCCACGCACGCGCCCCAACTGCCCGAGCAATTCATCGCCGCCCTTCTCCTGGCCGTCGTCGTCCTCGTCCGACTCCTCGCCTTCGAGCTTCCCCTGCTGCTTCTGCTTCGTGATCGCCAGGGACGGGTGGTCCTTGTTCCACTCGTCCACATGGGCCTCCGCGATCTCCGGCCCGTTGAGAGCGTGCCAGCAATGCGAGTGGAGCGTACCCACGCGATCCGCGGCAACGGGCAGATCGCGGCCAGCCAACTCCGCGGCGGCGCCCCGCGAGAAGGAGGTGATCAGGATGTTCTCCGCGCCGTACCTGTCCACCGCGCGCCGGATCTGGCGCGTCAGGTTGGTGGTCTTGCCGGTGCCGGGGGGCCCGAAAATCCGATACTCGGACGTGACCTCGTTGTCCCGCCGGCCGATCTCGTCCAACGTGCCGGTCGCGCGTTGCTCAGTTGACGGTGTCATGGGTCGTGCCTCCCTCGTTTTGCGGGTACTCCGCAGGATCGAACTCGTTGATCGGCAGCACCCACCGGGACTGGTCCTTGAACTTGGGGCCACGCACCCGGATACTCTGCGCGCCGATTGCAGACAGCATCCCGGCGACAGCCTTGACGGAGAGGTTCTGGAAGGTCGTCTTGTTCACGTACACCTGCACGTCGGACGCGCAGACGGTGATCTCGCCGTCCCTGACAAGCGGCTTCCTCTGTTCCTGGAGCCTCTGGCCCTCGATGGCCGGGATGAAGTTCGTCTCGGCCAGATAGTGCTGGAGGTACATCCTGGCCGCGCCCTCCCATTCCATCTCCTCCGTGCCGGTGACGATGATGCAGGCGTCGAGCATGGTCTGCGACAACGCCTCCCATTCCTTTGCTTTGATCTTCGGGATGATCCTGCCGACCGTGGCGGCGATGGCCGACCGCACCGACTCGTACGCGATGAGCTTGTTGACGTTGGCGAACTCGATCTTCTGCCCATCTGCCAACTCCATCCGGTACTGAGGCTCCTTGCCGGTGATCTTCACGAGGCGCGTGACCGGGATGGTCAGTGTCTGCGAGATCCGCTCGCACAGGAGCGCCTTCTGCACCTCCGGGTCCGGGGGCGCGGCGGGCGCGTCCGGAGGCTTGGTGGTAGTGTCGGTCGCCTCCTGGCTCGCGGGCGCGGCAGGGGCACCCTGTGGCGCAGCCACGCCGGTCGTGGGCGGCGGGGCAAGCGCGCCCGGACTGACCGGTGCCGCCGCCGCGCTCCCGCCCGTGCGTTGTTCAGCCTTGGCGATGGTCCTCTGGTAGTAATCCAGCCGATTGCGCGCCTTGAGGTTGTGGGCCTTGCGGTGGTGGCAGATCAGGTCCACGATCTGCTGCTCCGACAGACCGGCGTCGATGCCGAAGCACGCCAGTGCCAGATCGTACCCGGACCCGCTCTGGTCCTTGAGGTCGTGACGCTGGCGGTTCCACGTGTTGCGGAACTTCATGTCCTCGCGCATCCACGCGTCGAGCATCTCCTTGGGGATGGTGGCGTTCGGGTCGATCGTAAGAGGCTTGTCCGCGAACCGCTCCTTCCACTCTCGCGCCGCGCGCTCCTCCTCCTCCGGGTCGGGAATCTGCGCGTCGTTAAGGTACTCCTCGAAGTCGGAGAGGTTGTAGAAGCGATCCGTCTGGTTGAAGACCGTCACGTCCTTCGGGTTGGCTGCGTCCTTGTGGTTCTGCGTGCCCGCGATCCGGAGGACGCGCGCCAGATCCGAGAGCCGGTCGTACACCCAGCCTTTCGCCGCCGACTTGAGGCGCAGCATCGTGTGCCAGCGGGCAACCAGGCGCGCAACGTCGGCGCGTTCCTGTTCGGTTTCGATGAGGTGCGGTTCCTTGAGCAGCCACCAGGCGTGCGCGCCGTTGCCGGTCGCGACGATGATGGTCGGCGGCATGTCCTTGGGCAGGACGGAGAGCGCGTCGGCCAGCGTGGTCGGAAGCGGCTTGTTGCCGTGCGCTTCCGACTTCAGATCCAGGTCGGTGCCGATGCCGCAGATGCCCGACACCTCCTCCGACTTGCACCGCCGCGCGGGACCGTGGTCCTCCTTCGAGAGTCCGACGCCGACGTACACGTCGAGATCTTTGGTAGTGGCCGCGGCGAACTCCGCAGCCTTGGTCACGTCGGTGAACCAGTGGGACCGCTTGTCCTGCAACGTCCAGATGAGGATGTACTGCTCTTCCGGCTTGTACTGCCACAGCAGTTCGAGAAAGGCGCGCGGCGTCATTTCGTCAACTCCTCGAAGCGATCCAGGAACATCGACTCCGCGAAGGAGGGCGCCCAGGACGCGATGCGATAGTCGGAGAGCGGTTCGAAGCCGCACTCCAGCCTGATCCAGTCGGGGTCGTCCATCGTGGTCACGTCGCGGAACTCCGTGGCCAGGAGCCTCTTGTCCGCGATCTTCACGGACAACGGCATCTCCGGCCGGAGGTCGTACCGCGCGCAGATCGCAGCCATAAGCAGGTCTTCCGTATCGCGATAGATGGACATCCTCGGGTCGTGCTTGAGCGGAGCGGGCATGTCGCAGATGTACGCCTCGCTCGCGTCGTGCAGGAGGCCCCACAAGGCGTCCTCGCGTGGCACGTGCTGGCTCACCAGGACGGAGTGCTGCGCCACTGAATAGAACCCCTCGGTGTGGCCCAGGAACCGGCACATCTGCGAGAGCGAGTGCGCCACGTCGAAAATGCTGATCTCGTTGGGGCTGGGTTCGAGCGGGTGGACCAGCCGCCCGGTGTACGTCCGGAAATAGGGGCGGCGCTTCACGAGCACCTCCCGGCGCGCCGGAGTTTCCGCACATACTGCTTCACAGCGTCTTCGAGCGTGAACAGCCGCACGCTGCCGAGGCTCCAGTCCTCACCGACCGGGTTCCCGCCCATCCAAATCGAGATCATCGAGTCTTCCATTGCCAGTCCCTTTTTCAACGGTTGAATCTTTCGGATATAGATCCGCGGCTTCTGCCCTTCCATCGCGTCCCTTCTCCGCGCGCCAGCCGCCGCCAGCCGCGCCGTACCACTGCTCTGCCGTCCGGATGGCGTGTTCCACGTACGGCGTGGCGAAGTCGCGCCGCCGCCCGTTCGACTTCCTCGATCCCACGAACATCAGCCATCGCTCGCCGTCCTTCACCAGCCAGACCCTCGTGCCGCCGCACTCTCCGGCGACGCACGTCGCGTCGGCGGGGATCGCGGGCTTCGCGTCCTGCTGCTTCTCCTCGCGAAGGATGGGCGCGTTCGCCAGCCATCGGTCATACGCCACCCACCGCTCGCCGTTCCAGACGGTCAGGGTGGCGTCGTCCATCGGCGCGTCCGGAGAGATCTGGTCAAGCAAGGACGCCTGGCGCTGCGGTTCCGGGTTCGTCTGCTTCTCGCGGAGGAGGCGCAACGCCTCGCGCCCGTACATCACGCAGCCTCCAGTTCGCGGTCGGTGAACCGCGCACCGCATGCGGGGCAGTCCCACCATTCGTCGTGGAAGATCTCGTACGGCCCGCACTCCAGTCCGTGCGTCTCGATGCTGTCCGCTTCCTGGAACCGTACCTGTGCCTCGCCGCATTCGGGGCAGATCATGCCGCCTCCCGAAGCACGCGATCCACGTGGTCGATCCGGGCGCCGATCCACCGCATGACCGGCACCGCCATCGAGTTGCCGATGGCTTTGTAGCGCGGGCCGTCCGGGGTCGCGCCGTAGAGTTTCGCCCGCTCAATCGAGATGCCGAGGTACTCAGCCATCTCGACAATTTCGTAGGGCTTGAGCTTGATGCTGTAACCGGGGATGAGCGTGTGGTCGTCGGGGAAGCCCTGCAACCGCTCGCACTCGCGCGGGGTAAGCCGCCGCACCGCCACCCAGGACGCCAGCAGGGGCGCGCCGTCGCCACGTCCGGACGTACCGGACTGCGCCTTGAGCGGAGGCGCCACCACGTCCGGAGCACCGCGCCCGTTGCGCGCATACCGCGCCTCGAAGACCATCGGCACGGTGTTGCCGCCATCGGTGGACGTGATGGGCGGCGCGACCTCGCGCGGGACGAATCCGTCCTGCCCGCAACCACGGAACGCGACCGCCAGTTGGCCCCCGGCGTTGGGGTGCGACTCGTCGTGCCCCATCGCCCGGAGCGTGGGCGACACGTCCTCCGATGCGTCCGCGCCGTAATCCTTGCAGGAGAACGCGACCGCTAGCGGGATGCCCTTGCCGGAGCCATCCTCCGTGGCGTCGAAGCCCTCGCCACGCAGGGTGTGGGCGACGAGGTTGTGGTACTCACTTCCGGACGGCCCGCTGCCCCGCTTGGCCCACTTCGCGCTTACGGAGTGGCCAACAACGGCGGCGGGGAGGATATGACCGGCCTGAGCCTGTTTGGGATCGCCGCCACACGTTCCAAGGCTGTTCGCAGTAATGGCGGTAACGATCTCCCCCGTTTTTCGGCGCGGCGCAAGATCCCGGCGCAGGCTTTCGCGCTCAAAAAGTACCGCAGCGGGAGCCTGCCACCCTCCAAGATGTGCAACAACGAAGACGCGACGACGGCGCTGGGGCACTCCGAAGAACTGAGCGTCCAGAACTCTGTAAGCGACCCCGTACCCGAGGTCTGCCAGTGTCCGGAGGACGGTGCCAAACGTCCGTCCTCCGTCGATGGACAGCACTCCGGGGACGTTCTCCCAGACGACCCATCGCGGTCGAGCGCGAGCAGCCAATCGGAGAAACTCCAGCGTGAGGTTGCCACGCGGGTCATCCAGTCCAAGCCGGTGGCCAGCGAGGGAGAAGGACTGGCAAGGGGTTCCTCCCACGAGAACATCAATTGCTCCTGCGGCGGCGGCGTCGATCTGCGTGAAATCGCCAAAGTTCCTCACCTCCGGATAGCGATGCGCCAGGACCGCGCTCGCGAACTTGTCGATCTCCGCGTACCAGGCCGCGCGCCAGCCAAGAGGGTGCCACGCGACGGTCGCAGCCTCGATGCCCGAGCAGACGGAGCCATAGATCATACGCCGCACATCCCGATGCACTCGTTGTCCCAGGTGGGATCGAGCAACAACTGGCGGCGGTCCACGCCGTCGAGGTCTGCGCTCCGAAGCGGAATGCACTCCCGGTAAACGTAGAGTTTCTGATCGAGGCCGCGGTTGACTATGTTGCCGGGAATCCGAAGCGCATCATCGATCTCGACCGCCCGCGCCCATCCATCCGGGTCCGTGTCCCGCAGGTGCTTCCATTCGGCGTTCGACTTGAACGGGCAGAACACGCAGGCAGAGCGCGGGACAGCGTGCGGCACATTCTCCTGGAGCCAGGCGATGCAGTCCTTGCGCGTCATGCGGCGGTCGAGCAGCGGGAAGACCGGCTGGAACTTCGACTCGCCGGTGATCCACCGTTCGTAGATCCTGCTGGCGCGGCTTCGCTCGTCAAACGAGATTCCGAAAGCCTGAGTCACCTGGACGCTCTTCGGAATCCGCTGCCTCGGCATCAGCCCGATAACCTCGCGCCGGATGTACCTCTCGATCACGCGCACCTTGTACTCGTAGGTGCATTGACGCCGCACGATACCCGACTGCGACCCTTCTTTCGCTGCCGTGTATGCCGGGATGGATGCGAACCGCTGCTTCGTGGAGTTCTCGCCGCGCAGGAGGTCGTCGCCCAACCTGCTACCGATGCTCCGAACAATGATCTGCGGTCCTTTCAAGGACTGGAGCCACGCAAGGTGCCGGTACACTCCCGCAGGTTCCTCGCCCGTGTCTGCAAAGACGGCAACCTCAATCTGCGGCATGATCTCGCCACGCATGTAAGCGAGGTACACCCACGTGGACTGAACGCCCGCGCCGAGGTTCAGAACGTGATGGCTCACTCGGCACGCCCCGTCCACGGACTCGCAGTCCACTTGCACCCGTGGCAACAGGCGCACTCGCGCGGCAAGCCGGAGTCGGCCCACCTATAAACGAACCGCCCACAGGCCGCGCACGTCCACTTCAGGAACGCGCCAGGAGCCGGGTCAAACGCGGTGCGCAACCGCACCCGCGAGATCGCTTCCTCGCTCGCCTTTACACGCCGCATCCCGTCCTTGCAACGGTGATGCCTCTGCGTGTGCTCCTTCACCGCCTCCGCCGACCCCAGATGGCGACCACACGCGCCGCATTCGAAGTTGCACGGCCCATCGCCAGCGCGGAAAGCCACTGGAACGCGCCGGGGCGCAATCGGAACGAGCCGTTCGTAAGGCTCCGACGAATCGCGGAACTCGAAGTAAATGCTCCTGCGCCGCAGCATGACGACCCTTGGGGAACGCAAGGCACGGTCGATCCGATCCAACTCGTCCGCGAACATCACGCAACCTCCTGGTTGAAGTGGCGATGGCCGCAGCGAGGACATCGGTCGGGCGCGTCGTAACCGCGCCACGTGTAATCCATGCAAGCCGCGCAGGTCCACAGCGGTTCGGCCTGCCGGAGACCGAGGATCATCAACGCCTCCTCCGGGCTGTGCGCCACGCCGGCGATCGCCTTGCCGTGGAGCTCCCACTCCTGCAACCGCTGGGACTGAAGCGGCGTCAGGCGCGCGGAGTGATCGTCCGGACGCTTGACCTCGATTTCAAAGTGGCGGCCGTTGATGCTGCCATAAAGGTCCGGGTCGCCCGCCACACCCATCGCGGTGCCGTGGCGCTTCCTTACGACGATGCCGGGGAACTGCCGGAGCGCCGCCATGATCCGGTTGACGACGGTTTTCTCAAGGACCGGCTGCTGTCTCATGCACGGACCTCCGCGAGCTTCTGCTCCGGCGCAAGCTTCCCGAACTGGACGGGCGACTCCCGCCGCGCGCCGCACTTCGAGCACGTCTGCACATCGACGTTGCGCTTGCCGTCGAACTCGGGCCACCGTTGCGGGAAGCCCCAGGAGTGCGAGCACTTGAAGATGCCCATGACTACTTGCCCTCCGGCTTCCGGTACACGGTGTTCTCGCGCCCGCGCCCCTGCTTCACCACTTCGAGGTCGCCGCCCTTGGCCATCGAAGAGAGCGCGAGGCTGATACTCGCCTTGCGCTGCTTCTCAAACTCGGGGTGCCGGAGCTTCGGGTTCGACGGCGTGTGCTCGATGCTCTTGGTGAACACGTCGTGGACGGTGAACTGGTGGCCAGTACCCATCGCCGCCACGTACTCGCGGACCCGCTGCATCCCGACGTAATGCTTCTCGCCCGCCGCGCCGCTATTGCCGTTGGGCGGCGGCACGCCGCTCTGCACCGCCAGGCCGACCACCACGTCCTGCATCAACTCCTGGGTAGCCGGGTCTTCGAGCAGGTAATACATCGACTCCAACTTGCCGATCTTCTGCTCCTCCGCTTCCGCCTGCCGGAGGTACGCGTCCCGCTGTTCCTGGGTCTGCGAGATGCGTTCGAGGATGTTTTCAAGAACGTCCACACGCCACCTCCTGCATCGGGAAGTTCGGCGGCATGATCATGTCGGCATGGCCGAGGATCGAGATCACGTACGGCTTGGGCGGCGGCGTGCCGGTCGCCAGCGTCCACGCGACGTGGTGGTAGTGGGCCAGGAACAGCTTCACCGCCCAGCGCTTCGCGCGGGCGTGGATGTGGGCGGGCGGGAGCTTCCCGGCAGCGTACGCCTTGTACGCCTCCGTGTTCTTGCCGATCTTGAACCGCTCCAGTTTGCGCGCGGCCTGGTCAGCCAACTGGCCGGTGTCGTTGCGCTGCTGTTCGTACTGCTTCCTCTGGATATAGAGTTTCCCGTAGAAGTCGCTCTCGTTACCGGACACCTTCACGAAGGACTCACCGATCTTCCAGCAGAGCGTCTTGAGTTCCGCGTTCCAGGGGCGTTTTTCGCCCTTCTTCCACTCGACGGTGGGGTCGATGCCCGCGAACCGCCAGATGTGCCCGACCGTGGCGCTACGGGTGATGTCGATGTGCGCCGCCAGGCCTGCCGAGATGACCGGCCCGATGCCGCAGATCGACTTGGCCCACCGCGCGGCGGGGAGCGCGTCGGTCCAGGAGTCGAGCGCGCGGAGGATCTGCTTCTCGACCGTGGTGTTCTGGTCGAACAACCACTGAATCACTCCGTGCGGTTCCTCCGACTCCGCGAGGGCGCGCACCTGATTGCCCGCCGCTTTCCGATACTCCTGCATCGCGTAATAGGCATCGACCAGATACCGGGCCTCATCGACGCTCAAGGTGCTCGCTGCTTTGACAAGATCGCGGCGCAGACGACGGACAACCTCCGGCGACTCGCTGGCTTCGTTGGTCTGATAGTTCTCCATTTCTCCTGGTTCCCTTCGCTGGTGCTTACTTACTCGTGCCGTGCTTGGGTCGCTCCTGCATGTTGGTGCTCTCCACGCTTCTGGCTCGCTCGCGCTACATGGTCCTCTCGGGCCTTTTGGCTCGCTCCCCCGTGATGGTTCTCTCTTCACGCGTGGCTGGTGCGGCGGGCGCAGGGCTGGCGTTCCTGTCGTTTGAAGGCGAGGCTCCTAACTCCCCGTCCTCCCGCCGCGCCGACTTACTCGCTGATGCTTCCGGACAGGAGCACCGTCGTCGTCTCGACGCTGATGCGCTCGCGCATCTCCTTGAGCGCGTCCTCGATGTACCGGTGCGGGCGCACGACCTCGTACCAGAAGGCGACCTTGCCCTCCTGGAGACGCCACCGCAGCCGCACCGGGATGCGGTACGCGGGACCGTTCACGTGGATCGCGATGCCCAGGACAAACTGCTCGGGGATCTCGATAGTCCCTTTCTGCGCCGTGCCGCGGACCACCTCGTCGTACTGGAACTGGATCTGGCCGTTGTTGAGGCGCACACCAGACGAGAACTCGACCGACTTCTTGGCCTCGAACGTGAGCGCGACCTGGAGCAATTCCGCGCTGTTCGGTTCCACCACGTCGGGCATGTTTTCTTCGAGGAAGCGGGCGAAATCGACTTGCGTCATTTGCTTGCGGTTGCTCGCCATCCAGGTTTCAAACTCCACGCTGCGGCGCGGCTTGTATGCGGCGGTGTGGCCGCACCAGGCGGGCGTCTCGACCTCGTGATAGTCGAGGACGCCGACGAACTCCTCCTCCACGGTGTTGAAGAAGATCCGCGAGACGCCCGCCAGTTTGAAGGCGTTGACATACGCGATGAACGAGTCGGTGTCATGCAGGAGGACCGACTCCTTGATCCGGAGCGGGCGCGGCAGGAACCGCTCCAGGTCTTCGACCTTGTACTCCTTGGGGACGACCGCGAAGACGCCCGCCTTCTCGTCCACGACGGGACTGCGCGGGTCGCCAAGAGCGGCGCCGGCCGCAATCGCGGCCTGAATGCTTCCGATGCGCTGAGGCTCGGGCTGAACGACGTTACCGTAAGGATCTCGTGCCATTTACACCACCTCCTTGAGTTGTTTGGGACTCTGCTCGATATCGACCACGCGCAGCGGGAGAGACTGCTGGCGCGGGTCGCTCCGGACGAGCTTGTTGTCTTCGGTCGCATAAAAGACCGTCATGCCGCGATCCGGTTCGGGCAGTTTGGTTTTGACCTGCGACTCGACCATCAGCACGTTGTTGGACCCCTTGCTGGCGGGCTTCACGTTGACCGTGAGAGTGATCGAGCCGCTCTTTCCGGCCGCGCGCACGGCGGCGACGACCTTTTCGAGCGCGTCGGACAGTTCCATGACCGTCGCGCCGTTGTTCATTTGGAGAATCGTGTCGGGGAACATCGAGCCTCCTTACTCCGTGGCGGCGCCAGGCGTGACCTGCCCGCAGAAGGTCTGCACAAAGGCGCGCATCTCTTCGGCGCGGGCGATCTCGTCCGCAGAGAGCTTTCGGACGAACTTCATCACCGCCTTGCCGTACACCTTGCCCTGCGCGTTCTGCGCCTTCTCCAGTTCGATCCGGACCATGTGGTGGTGGTACGGGACGCCCTGCGTGGTGAGCTTCAGGAAGTACTGGCGCACGGCCTTGAGACTGGTCGGCGGCAGCGACACCACCTCCGGCAGCATCGAGGTGCCGCGCAGCATGAACAACTGCTTGCTGGCCTTGCACGCCTGCCCCGCGCCGCCGTCCGGTGCGGACTCGAACTGCGCGAGCGGGCACTTCTCGCACACGCCGCCCGGATCGCCCTTGCCCGTCTTGCCGTCGATGGACGAGCAATCGGGCGGGATGCTCCCTGCGTCCTTGCTCTTGTAGTACACGCGGGTGTCGCGGGCCAGGACGATAACGCCATCGATGGCCGGTTCCGTCTTGTCTCCCTCCAAGCCGGGGATCAGCCAAAGCGCCGTGCCCGACGCCACCTTGATCCGCGACAGGTCGAACTCCGTGATACTGGTTCCCTCCGCGCAGTTGACGGCAAACGCCGCCATTACCGCCTGCCGTTCTTCATCCGGCATGGTGAGCGCGAGGGGCGCTGCGTTGGTTCTTACGAGGTCTTGCGACATAGTTTCTCCTTATGCTTTCCGGCTGCTGAGTTTGTGACCGAGGTAAACCTTGAGCGCGCGCCCAAGGGCTTCGGGGAGCGCCGCCCGAATGTCTTCCGCGCTCGCGACACGCTCTTCGTCCTGCGCGCGGGAGAACACTTCGGAAGCGATCTCCTTGACGAAGCCGCGCAGTTGAGAGTCGTTGTAGTTCTGCGGGATGAACTGATCGAGTCCCGCCTCCTTGAGCGCCTCCACGACGTGCCACCGATCCTCGACGGGGCTGGCCTGCACGTCCGGAACGAGCTTCAACGCGCGGCCATCGGCCTCGACCTTGTTGAAGCCAGCGTTGACCATCTCGTTGACGACCAAACGCTCCAGAGCCTTCAAATCCTGTTCAACCTGCTTGAGTTCGGCGGCGAGGGAGTCCTTGCGCTTTTCGAGGCACACGTACTCCTTCACCTTTGCGGTGTCCATTTGCATCTCCTGGTTAGTTCTTGATCTCCGCGAGGATCGCGTTCACGATGTCCGCGCGCTTTTCGAGGGCGCGCATGATCTTCCCGTCCACCGTGCCTCGCGCGATCAGGTGGATGTGAGTTACAGGCTTCGTCTGGCCGGGGCGGTGTGTGCGCTTCCGCGCCTGGTCATACTTGCCGAGCGAGTACCCGACCGAGTAAAAGATCGAATAGCGGGCGCGCGTGAAGTCCACGCCCTCGCTGCCAGCGTCGATCTGGACCGCGAGCACCTGCGCCTCGCCGTCCTGCCAGCGCTTCAGTTCGTCCCGCTTACCGGATAGCTCCATCGAGGTGAGGCCCATGCCCTCGCACGCCTCGTGGACCGCCATCAGGTCTGCCGTGAACCGGCAGAACACCACCACTGGCTCGTCCTTTCCGATATCCTCCAGCGTGTCGGCCAGGAGCCTCTGCTTGGCGCTGTCGATGCGATGGATCGTGTGGTCGTCGGTCGGCACGCAGCCGCCCGTGACTTGCTGGAGCCGGAGGAGCTTGACCATCGCATTCGCGGCGGTAACTGTTCCGTCCTTCACGCGCGCCACGAAGTCCTCTTCGAGATCCTTGTAGATCCGGGCGGCTTCGCCGGTCAGCACGCAGCGGTACGTCACGTCCGTGGCTGGCGGGAGGTCGAGTACCTCGTCGCCCACCTTGAACGTGATCCTGCTCATCTGCGCTTCGAGTTGGTCGATGTTCTGGAAGCCGGTAATCTGCTTCCGCTGGTAGCCGCCCATGACGGCATACTTCGTCCGGAACGCCGTGAAGGACGGGCCAAAGATACTCACGTCCAGGAACCGGAACTGCGCGTATATATCCATCGGGCCGTGCGGCATCGGCGTGCCGGTGAGTGCGATCCGGTGGTTGGCGTGCAGCCGCAGGCGCTTAAGGAACAGGGACGCCTTGCCGCCCGGAGTCTTGATCCTGTGGGCCTCGTCCGCGATGACCAGATCCCACTGGACCTTCTCTGCCCAGGATGCAAACGGGTCGCGCCATGCGGAGTCGTAATTGATAACCACGATGAACGGTTGCCCGAGCACCTGGGCCAGCCTCATCTTCTCCGCGGCTTCCTCCTGCTTCTTAGCCACGGAGGAGTACTCCTCATCGAGCGCGACGATGATCAGCGGGATGCCGACATTCCGCGCAAACTCCATGACCCACACCGGCACCACGCGCAACGGGCAGAAGACGATCGTGCGCCGCGCCATGAGCCAGAGGACCAGCATGCAGGCCACGAGCGACTTGCCCGTGCCCATGCCCATCGCCAGCAGGATGCCGCGGAGCCCCGCGCGGAAGTGCTCGATACAGAACTTGAACGCCGTCTTCTGGTGCCGCCACGGGTGCCTGAGCATCCCGTCCGGAACCGGCACTTCCGGTTCTGCTGGCGGCTTCATCGGCAGGAAGGCGGGCAGCGGTTCGGCGGGCGCGGCGGGCGCCTCGGCCTCCGGCTGCGGTTCGGGCGGGACCAGGAGTGCGTCGAACTCCGGCGTCGTGCGCGGGTGCCGGAGGCGCTTCGAGAGGAGGACTGCGTTCGCGTGGGTCGCCGGCCAGATCCATCTGCGGCTGGCGCCCGCAAACCGGCCACCAAGCCGCCCGACGATCAGCATGTCGGCAAAGGACGGCAGGACGCGAATCTGCCCGGACTCGACGGTGACGAGGGAACCGCTCATGCCGCCTGTCCCTTCGCCAGCCCGAGTTGCCGTTCGGCTTCATCGATCGCCCGCTGGACCACCGCAGACTTCGCATCGCCGTTCCGGACCTTGTACACCATCGACAGGGATCGTCCGGATATCTGCGCCGCCAGTTCCGGTACGCCGCCGTGCCTGCGCCTGCGCCTGCGTTTGGACGCAGTTTTCCTGTACACCTTGGGCATGCTGTTCCTCTCGTCGTTTACTTTGGAGACACGTCGGGCGTTCGACCCGGCCTATCTGGATTACCGGAGCGCGGTTGGTGGCGCAGGCTGCGCCGCCGTCCGATCTCCATCAAGCACTCTGAAGTGGTTTTGCGTTTTGAACTACAAGTCGAAAGTAATCCTAAGTACCAGGAAGGTCAATCGTTGCGCGGGTATGAACATGGCGAATTTGGAGTCAAAGGTCTGATTATTGGCGAAATATAGTCGCGAAATAAATGCCTTTGGAACTCCAAAATAAAAGGGATCAAAAGTGAGAATTTCCGGCGCAGATCGTACCGCGCGTAACTGCCGGATACGAAAGGGAGTTATCGCGGTCGGACGCGCGATGCGTTGAGGGTGGTTGCGGAGAGGATAAAGCCGGAGAAGTATTTGCGGGGAGGGAAAAGACTGTAGGGTTGGGACGCCACAATTGCCGCGGCAATCAAACTCTCCGCGCGATACACAGCGTGGAAGAACGACCCGCGATTGAGGGGGCGCGGCGGGTGGAGGATGCGGTTCACGCGCGGCACGGCCACGCGCCATTCGAGACCGTCCACGTGGTACGCCTCGAAGACAGCCAGTTCGACAGGCCGGTGGGCGAGCACACGCCTGGCGAGCAGGATGAAGTCTGCGGCATACTCCGCGCGCTTGAATGACGCGACGATGGCGCACCGCCCCTGTGCGTGGCCAACACGCTCGTATTGCACCGCGCCCGCCGATCCCATCGACGCCTCGCAGTGGTGGTACGAGGTCAGGCAGGCGTGGAAGACGCGCCGGAGGACGCAAACACACGTCCGGTATCCCCGGCGCGTGCGGATCGCGCCCAAGCCCGCGCAACGGCGGCAGGACGGTTTGGAGAGAGCAACCGGGTTGACGCCGGAGGCTTGGTCGCCCGCTTCAACCTCGCGGGCGACCAGAACATCAGACGGGGCCATAAGCCTCCTTACAACCTGCTCACCCCGGTGGATGGCACCGGAGCGCGATGCAGTCCTTGGGGCGGTCCTCGCACCGCTTCTCTATGTGATCCATGCGCGCCAGCAGGCCGTTCATCTCCCTGCCGAGGCTCGCGCGGATCTCCGCGATCAACTGCGCGCTCACATACTTGCCGTTGATCGCGGCCAGCACCTCGTCCTTCCACCCGACGAACTGCTTCACGATGGACACTTCGAGCGCGGACGTGTCGGCCTGCATCTTGGCCTGCATAGCGGCAAGGCGCAGGCCGACGTACACGTTCACCGCAGCGGAGGACACGGTGATCAAGGAGATCCCAATAGTGATCTCCTGCGGCGTCACTTCCCCGGCTCCGCGGCCTTGGTGAAGATGCCGGTCTTGTTGAACACGTCCACGACGCCGTTGATCAGATGCGCGACCGTCTGGACGTGCTCCTCCGGAACCGCTTCGCCCGCGATCTGCGAGACGGTCTGGATGGTATTCAATGCGACCTGCGCCTTGGTCGATCCGGGCGCGTTGATGCTCTGCTCGACGGCGAGCACGGTGCCCATCACGATCGGCAGGTACTTGGCGATGAGGGCGATGATGCTGAGTGCGTTCATTTGGAGTCTCCTTCGTTGGGTTGGGTCGGGAACAGCGTCTCGACCAGTGGTTGCAGCCAACGCCGGTCGGCGTTGGCGCCGTACGAGTCCCACGTCTGGATCGCCGCCTTGATGCGTGCGACTTCCGGATCGGTGAACTCGAAATCCTTGGTGGGGATCGAGAGCGCGGGGTTCCACACCACGCGCTCCTGGCCCGCGACGATCTCGCGCTTCAACTCGACGGCTTTCTCCTCGTCGGCGTCGAGCGCAATGCGATCCTGGACGTTCCAGATCGCGCGAATAGAACCCACGTCTGCCCGCTGCGCTCCCATGAGCGCGTGCAGGTTCAGACGCTGGGTGTGGTCCAGCGTCAACTTCATTGTTGATGTCCTTTGTGATCAGGTTTAGTGTTGGGTCTGCTTCTGACCTGATTCAGTCGCGCCATCCAGCGTCTCGGTCCAACCTGTCTTCAGCCGCCGACGAGAGGGTGCACATCCCCTCTTCATCCTGCGCGACAGGCTGTTATCCTGGAGCTGGTTTGAGGTCCCAACCTTTGCAGGCCTTACGGCATGTCCTTCGCGACTCGAATCGGATCGGCGTCCAGTTCCTCTTCACCGATCTCGATGTGGGGTTGACGTTTTTGGCTGTCGCGGCCACTTCAGGAAGCCTTGAAACCACGAGCCGAAATTGGAAAAATGCGCGGAAAGCGCATGATGCCGTCCTTCACTTATTGCAGGGCCTCACACCCACCGAAGAAGAACTTCAGTCCATCAATGAGAAATTGGCCGCGTTGCGATTAAGGCTCCAAGCAGTCGGTGAAAGATTCTAGTTGGGCACTGACCTGCTACCTATGGATTGGAGTACAGCAGGATGTAGCCTGCGGTCACGCCAGCGGGGTTCTTGACCTTGAGCATTCCCGACCATCCAGAGGGACTGCTCGCGCCCACGATCTCCGCGAAGCGATACCCGTTGCCGGTGCCGCCAGCGATGATCAACTCACCGCCCGCAGTCACCTCGAGGAGCGTGTGGTCCGCGAGCGGAGAGCCAGGCCCGCGCACCTTGAACGGCGACTCGCTGGTGTCCTTGCCCACCACCAGGAGCGCGCCGCAGGCCACTCCCGCCGCGACCGGCGCGGTTTGGTATCCCCACGTGCGCGCGTATGCCTTCTTCGGATCGTTGCCCTGCTGGAGGCACGCGCCCCATGCATGGAACGCGAGCCCGGTGGTCCATCCATCCGTGTAATGGCCGATGGCCAACCAGAGCGACGTTGCGCCCCCGGTCATCGTGCCGGTCACCTTGAACCGCTGCCACGTGGTCGTGAGCGTCACTGAGGTGGGGCCGACCAGCCACGTGGTCCAGCCGTTGTCGAGGATGCCGAGCGAGACGGTCATCGTTCCAGACGGAACCTTGAGCCAGACGTAAAACGTGTACTGGCCGTTCGCCACGAGGCCCGCGACGTTCTGCCGGATCAGGCCAGCCCCGCCACTGGCGGTTACCGTGTCGGCTGTCTGGTTGCCATCGGGCGCGACCACCGTGTTGGCGGTCGCCGTACACGTGCCGCCGTTCTTGTCCCACGTGCCGACGCTGAAGTCTTCGGAGTACTTCAGCATGTTCTCGTACGGCCCGCCGACCGTCTGGAACGCGCCGCACTCGACGGACTGGAGATGAGAATCCAGGAACGCCCACAGGCTGTTGGCGGCGGCGTACGCGAAGTTCGCGCCGCCCGAGCCATCGCGCAGCACCACAGTGCTGGCGGTCGCGGCTGCGGTCGCGTCGGTGATCTGCGACGACGTGTGCGTGTGCGAGGACGCAGCCTTGCCCGCGAGGTCCGACACCAAGCCGGTGATGTCTGCCTCGGCGTGCGTGTGCGAGATCGCTGCTTTGGCCGCGAGGTCCGCTACCAGGCCGGTGATGTTCGCCTCGCTGTGCGTGTGAGAGAGCGCGGCCTTACCCGCCAGATCCGTCGTGAGGCTCGTCACGTCGGCTTCCGCGTGGACGTGCGCCGGGACGGACGCGAGCGCGACGGTGACGTTCACGCGGTCGCTCACCGGCACGTCCAGGAAGGTCAGGCCGATGTTCGCGCCTTGGATCAGGTTCAACGCGCGCCGGGTTCCGACCGCCGCGCCGCTATTCTGGATCGTGAACGGCAGCGATCCGGCAGTAATGTCGGACGCGGTGTGTGTGTGGCTGGGCAGGTCGCCAGCCAGGAGCGACGCGCCAGCCGTGATGCGTCCCTTCTGGTCCACGGTGGTCTTCGTGTACGTGCCGGGAGTGACTGCCGTGTCCGCGAGCGATACGACGCCACCGGCGACCGCCAGTCCACCGACCACGTCGATCTGGACAATGCCCTTGGCGGCGGTCGTGGCGTCCGGATAAGAGAACGCGCCGAAGGTCTGGCCCGCCGCGAAGTCGATAACTGCGTCCATCGCGAGATGGTTGCTGCCGTTGAGCGCGATCCCGAGGTCGCCGGAGTTGTCCTGCTTACGCCACTTGATCCCGCCAGCGTTGGGCAGGCGCACCAGCCCCGTGCCAGCCTTCGTCCCCGACCCGAATTCGGCGCCGTCCTGGAGGGTCTTCAGGCCGGTGATGGTGACCGCGCCGTTCTTGAGAACGTAGTTCCGCCCCGCCGCCGTCCCGATCTCGTTCTCGATAGCCAGGACCGCCGACTGGAGGGCGGTGATGAAGCCTGCGACCATGTTCGCCTTCACAGCCACGCCGTTGTTGTGGGCGGCGGCTGCGGTCCCGAATGCACCACGCACGCAGCCGGTGAACTGCGCGCCGGTCTTGGCGGCGTACACGATCAGTTCGTCATCGAGCGAGAGGATACCGTACGTCGCGGCAAACCCTCCGGTCGTGGTCGCGACGGTGATCGCGGAATCGCCAATCAGCACGGCGACCGTTGCCGTCGTCTCCAGCGGCTTTGTGGAGAACGCATCGACCGGCGAATACAGGCTGGCCGCGCCGTCGATGGCACCAGGATAATTAGACATTGAGCTTGCCCTCGTTGGCCTTGAACCGGTTGAACGCGCCGCCTGCGGGCGCCACCACATCGACGGCCGTGGCCACCTCCACAGCACGCGCTATGTTCGGCTTGTGGTACAGCGCCGTCGTCGCGGTCGCCTGTACCCACGCCTCCAATGGCACCGCCCTGCTGTTAAGACAGAACTGATCGAACGCCCAGAAGGACATCGAGTAGAGCTTCGCCTGCTTCCACAATCCGTATGCCTGCGACAGCGGCGGGTCCGGAGGCCCGTACAACCCAGCGAGATACATGCACTCAGATGCTGGCCGTCCCAGGGTCTTGTTGGCGTACGACACCGTCTGGCCCATCAGAGTCGCGTTCTTCTGCCAGACGTCGTAATCGAATCCCTCGCACCGGAAGTACTTGATCCCGTACGAGGAGGTCTTCCACTCGTTGGGCAGGTTGACGTACATCAGCAGACCCCGGTAGGCCGCATTCGGAGACGGCTTCCCCTGGTTCGCATCGAGAGGCCACAGGCACTCGAAGACCGCAGCCGGGTGGTAGGAGCGAACGTAAGAAATCACGTCCTGGCAGTAAGCCCAGATCCGATCCCGCAGGAAAGACGCGGTCTCGTTCGGGTGCGCCGGATCGCCAGCCGGATCAGCGGTATTGGAAGTGAACGGCCAAATCTGGTGACCCTTCGCCGTTGCGAATGCGCTGATCGTTTCCTGGTCATAGAAGGGCATACCGCCCTGCGCGTCGAGAGCGCGGTTGTCGAAGTACCACCACTGCGTCTCACCGAACTGAAGCACCACGGGCAGGCCCGCCGCCGCGATCTGGTCGGCGCACTCCTTGTACATCTGGCGCAGGTAGTTCCGGACGCGCGTGCCGAAGTGCATCTGGTACGAGGGCACGTCCAGGAACACGTCATTGCCAGCCGTCACGACGCCGCCCGAATAGCGCAGATACTTGGCGCGCATCGCGGCCGGAGGATTGTAGACTTCCATCGAGAACGCGAACGACGCCTTGATGCCCGCCGATTGGAATTGGCCGGCAAGGTCGCGAATCCAATTGCGCGCACCCTCCGTCATGACCGGCGATACAGAATCGAGCAGTTCCCAATCGCCCTCCGTGCCCGCCACGCCGAGGTGATCGGTGAGCGTCAGCGTCACGGAGTTGGGCGTGCCGACCGCGACGGGGGAGAACGTGTAGCTTGGTGCCTTGGATTGAATCCGGAGAGTCGTGCTCGACCCGAAGTTATCGTCTGCCCACACGCCAGAGAACATCCCGTTGATGGTTGCGCGCATCTGCGAGACGATGGACTGGAGCGTCTCGCCGTAACCGATGGCATGCGATACGGTCGTCCCGCCAATCGAGAGCGACACCACGTTGCCCCCTGCTGGCGTGCCGGAGAACGCGACCGTGGCGTACGGATAGGAAGCGCCGGTCCTCTGCCGCTTGTTGTTCCAGAACACACCCATGTACACGTCGGCGTGGCCCTTGAACCCGAGCTTCTGGAGCTGCCAGAGGTGCCAAGCCGGAGGCTTCTTGTATCCGTGGTCGGTGTCGAAGTCGATGGCGAGCGAGACGTCAGTGTAGGTCTTGGGCGCGTCCGGAACGTCCTGCGGGACAAGCGGCCAGAGGTAGTCGAAGTAAAAGTAGTACCCGCTGCTGGCTGCGTTCTTGTCGTACAGAGCGGTGATCGTGACTGCGTGGTTGCCCGCCGCCACGTTGCCGCGCACCTTCAGATTCGCGATGGTGCCGCCGTACTCGTTCAGATAGAGGTCGTGGTCGCTGGTGACACCGTCCACGGACACCCGGATCTTGCCGCAGTCCGTGTTGAGGAACGTGCCCACGTAAAGATCGTGCTGCGCCGCCTGAGAATAGGAAAACGCGACCTTCCGCACGTCGCCCGCGTTGCTGGGGGCCGTCCGTGTCGCGTGTCCCATGCTCCACCACTGCGAAGGCCAACCGACCGTGCCGTATTTGTAGTCCTCCCAAAAGCCGGTGTACTTGCACCGCCCATCCGACTCCTCGATCCGCGCCGCCGCGCCGCCAACCTTGAGGCTGGCGTCGCCCGTGATCGCGATGTTCGAGATGGCTGCGCTCCATTCCACATCCGAAGAGAACCCGCTCTTTGGCGAGACCTTCTTCATCCGGACGCCAGCCAGCCAGGGCCGTGCCGTCGTGCCTTCGTACCCGCGTTGCACCGTGACCTGTCCGGTCGCCGTGGCCACTAGCAGCAATCGCTCCTCGTTGGTCGCGTCTCCGATGAAGTACTGCCCGCCCGTAAGTTGAGACACGTCGTCCACAGACCACACCGTCGCCGCCGCATTCACGCCTGCCGTGAGGAAGCACCCGTCCTGCAACTCCGCTTCGGTCGATTCGAACCGTGGCGCGAAGACCATATAAATCTTTCGGCAGTTGCTCGTCGGAACGCTCGCGCTGTTCTTGTCCGTGAGGGCGTTGAACGGAATGCTGATGTGATACTTCGTGTCGTTGTCGCCGCCCGCGAACTGGACGCTGGCTCCGTTGCCTTCGGTCCACTGGAAACCCTGGTTGAGGGGGTCCTCAACGCCACCCTTGGTGCGCCCGTGCGCCACGACAATGCGGTCCAGGTTGCCGAGCTTCCCGTACCGGGACGTGGCGCCCGTTGCTGCCTTGAACGAGAGCTTGATGCCGAGCGAGATGTCGAGGGTGGCCACGATCACACCGGTCTGGTCTGGACCGAATCGGCCGGCAACCGTGTCGCCGGTCGTGTTGATCAGCGCCATGAGCTTTTGAACGAGGTCGAAATACCTACTCTTTCGGGTCACGTACGAACCGGCAGGATGCCCGACCTTCACCAGGCCCACCAGCGTCGCGCCCACGCCAGCCAGCACGATAGTTTCCTCGTTGGTCCCGGTACGTTCTACATACACCGGACAGCCCGCGTAAAAGCCCGTAGTGTCAATGACGGTCATGCTCACGTCGTCTGGAGCAACCGAGGATGTAAGTTGGGTTTCCACGCGGACGTCGGTGCTGGTCACCGTGTAACGCGTGTCGCGGAAATACAGCGTGAGCCAATCGATTCCCCCGTCGAAGTTCTCGTCGCCGGTGATGTGGACAACCGCGCTCGCGGGCGTCTCCGCACCGCTTACCACGGTCGCGTGGTCCAGCAACCGGACCTCGTGGATGTTCGTCCCGCCGCCGACGCCGCATTCGAATGTGAGCGAGTCCCACGAGACGGACGGATACTTGGCGGCGTCGAGGCGCATCGCACCATCGAGCGTGTGGTCGTACTCGATATCGAACGCCAGGGTGAGGCCGGAGAGATCCGTGCGCGGCAGGTGCCTCAAGCGCAGGTGGTTGTAGTAATCGTACGCGTTGTACAGGCCGAGGACCGCGAAGTCTTCTGCCGCCTGGAAGATGCCGGAGATGGACACACCTGTCGCGGACGCATCGTGGAGCGTCGTCGTGGCGGCGCGACCGGCGAAGCCCTGCGTCTGGAAGTTCCGGCGCGGGTCGAAGATCGCAAGAGCTTCTGTGGCCATGTTCAGGTCTGAATGACGAGCGTCAGATCGCTACCGGGGTCCGGGCTGGCGACCGCAAGGATATCGAACGCGAGGCTGTCGCCCTCGTTGAGGATCGTCGTCGGCCAGATCGTCGGACGCACGCTGGCACCGATCAGATGATTCTTCGTGAAGACCGCAGTGAACGTCTGCGCGGCCTGGTTTGCGGCGGTCACCTCGACGTACTCCTCGTCCGCTGCGCCCAGATTGACGTGAACGAACTCGCCCACATCGAAGCCGAGGCGGGTCGCGCCGTACGACGCGGTCGTCACCGTCTGGCTGGGACCGGCAGTGATCGCCTGCGTGATGATGATGCCGAAGTCGTTGTAGGGCAAGCGGCGCGTGGCAGGCTTCCCGTAGCCCGCGTCCACGAGGAAGTCGTATGTGTTCTTGTAGCCACCGGGGAGCTTCTGCGCGATCCCCATGAACTCCAGGTTCTCCCATGTCCCGCCGTCGTCCCGCGAGACTTTCACGAGGTACGCGCTCTGGCCGTCCGTGGTCGGCGTCTGGACGTACGCATAGATGCACCGGATCGACGCGCTGTCGTGGACGCGCATCGGGATCACCACGTTGTCCGCAACCGCGAGCGCGCCGGGGATCTGGAACGTGTAGGCGCCACCGTTGCACGTCCGGTTGCCAGGCATGAAAGGCTCGCTATGGTGGCCCATCGGGATCGTGGTGTATAGCCCGTACCCGAAGTTGTTCGCGACGCCGACGACCGCCGCGACGACGCAGACGGAGGGAAGCTTTGCCTCGATCCGCGCCGGGAGTCCCGGCGTCCGGAAGAATCCCTTCTTGACGCTGTAGGTGAACGTCTTCGAGTCCAGTTTGAAGAACCGGATGCCCGCCGCGTGCGGGCACCGGAGCGTTTCGAACGATGCATAGCTGGCCGGTTCGCCAGCCCAGTAACGCTGGAACTGGAAGCTGCCGGAGGGGACCACGTCCCCGTCGCTGCCGGGGCCGACGATCTGCGCGCACTCGTACGACCGCCTGCCCGCGTTGTTCGGGTCCGCAGCCTCGTCGTTGAACACCACGAAGTCACCCACCTTGAAGACGCGCGCCGTCGCGGGATTCATCGTACAAGCCACGGTCAACGGATCGGCGTCTTTGCCGACTGCGGCGTCAATGCTGGCCCACAGGTCAACCGCCAACTCGTCCACATAGAACAGCAACATCGTGACCTCGTGCGCGCTCACGATGTTCATATTCCCTGCGTCGTCTGGAAGCACCTGCATGTCGTCCAGAACGAACGTCCCGTAGTCGGAGAGCTTCGGCGTACCGATGACGTCGCCGGGAGGTCCGGTGTCGTAAAGGATCTCTTCCGGCACCGGCGTGGGCACCATGTCGGCGGGCTTCGGGCCAGCGACGAGATCGTACATGCTGTCCGTGGTCGTGCGTCCCTGCACGTCGATGCTGAAGTCCTTGTTCAGCCGCCAGGACGCCAGTCGGAACTCTCCGGACCCACTGGGCATATCTGCGGTGGTCATCGAGCAGACCATTCCCGGTTCCGTGTTGAGCGCGAGCACCGTGGTCTTGAACCCGATCTGGCGCGCCGCTTTCCACTCCGCGGCAGACGTGCCACCCAACTCTTCGCGCAGCCTCGTACTCACGATCCGCGCTGCCTGACTCTTGGTGGAAGTGCCGGAGAGGTTGACGCTGGACTTCAGGAACATCGGACCCGCGCCGCCGCCGATTTGCGTGGCGTGGTCGATATCGTAGACCGCCACGCTGTTGTTCACGAACGCGAAGTCCTGGTCCGCGAAATTGGCTGTGAGGTGATTGAACGACGGCTTGAGCGGAGCCAGTTGAAGGCTGCGGAACAGGATGTTGCCGTCCGTGAACGCCTCGACCGCGGACGAGTTCTCGCGGACGCCGATGCGGATCTTGCCGAAGGAGAAGGTGTAATAGCCGAGGCAGTTCATCAGCACTTCCTGGAGCCAGTCCCGGAGTGGCTTCTCCTCCTGGAGCGTGCCACGGAAGGCGAACTGCGTCTCGCTGCCCACGCCGACCATCTTGGTAACGCTGTCGTTGCAGATCGTGGCAGCGTCGAGCGCGGCTTGCACGTCGAAGTAGGTCTCTGCGGTGTTCAACTGTGCGGTGGTGGCGTCCGCGCCCAGCCGGAGCCCGCGCGCACGGAGCAGCATGTTGATGGCGATCCAAACCGGATTGGTGAGCGCAGGTCCGTACGTCCGGACGCCGAGGCTGGTCCACACCCAACCGCGCATGCCCTGCTGGACCGTCGCGATCATCGCGTGGTCGCCAGGCTTCGAGAGTTGGAGCCCCTTCGAGTCGGACCTGCGGATTACGATGAACGCCGTGCCCGCCGCGAAGTTGTCCTTGTACGTGGAGTTGCCGGAGTAGACCTTGCGGAAGTCGCCGCCCGTGGTGTTGCCGGATTGGTCGAGTGAGAAGAAGTCGGTCGCTCCAGCCGGGTCGTCGCCCAAGCAGGTCCGGAGGCCGAGGCTATTGGCCGGAAAGCCGTGGTGCGCCTGCCCGTCGAGCGTGTGGCCCACCAGCGTCTCCGCTGTACCGTCGCCGTCCTTGTCCTCGTAGTGCGTGGGCGTGTACGCCACGAGCGGTCCTTCGCCCACGATGCCCAACGCCTCGTAAAAGTCGCTCTCGTCCCGTCCCGCCGCGACCTTGCAATTCACCGGCATGTCGGTGTCGGTGTACACCTCCGCGAGTACTTGGTCGTAAATCGAATCTGCAACGAGCGACACGCTGGTGATGTTCGACCGGCCAAAGCCCCACACGCCGGTCGAGTTGTCCTTGATCCGGACGCCTTGCGGTTCGGCCAGGATCGCGCCGTAGTACTTCTTCATCCCGTGCGCGAGGCACCCGTTCGGCGTGTCGTAGTTCTTATCGCACTTGCTGGCGTCGGCAGTCGGGAAGTGAACCAGATCGAGCGCGCCGTGGCCAGCGTACGGGCACGCTTGGGAGTTGAACGCCTTCCAGCACGTGCGGGAGATCTTGCGCGTCGGGTAGGGGAGGTTCAGTTCGTATAAGCCGTCCGACGCCGTGATCTTGAACTCCGGACCAGCATCCAGCGACCAGTTGACGATGTCGCCCTTCCACAGATCCAGCTTGACGCCCTGCCCCACGTGGAACAGCGAGAACGAAATCGCCGCGCGGTACAGGTCCACGTCGTTCGCGAGGTCGCGCATCACACGGTCGGCGTTCCCGAACGTGAATGCGGCGTCGTCGGACTCGTTGCCCATGCTCTGCGAGATGCCATCGAAGTCGATCAGGCGTGCTTGGTAGAGTTGCCCGCCCACCGTGCAACGGCGGTCGGACAGATAGATCGCTGGGTAACCGGCCTGGAGAGGCTGGATCTTGACCAGCGGGATGACCTGTTGGACCTGGGAGAGCAGAGCGGTCTGCAAACCGCCAGAAGGGAACCGCGTCACCGTCGAGTTGAGCGTGTACGTCGGGTTCCCCGAGGGGATCTCGACCAGCGTCACGCCGACCGAGCACACCCAATCCGCGACCATCTGCCAGGAGAGAGGCTCGTTGGCGAACCGGCAGGTCGTCGCGGTCGTCCCGTTGCCGTCGTCGTTCGGCGCGTTGTACGTGAACGCGCCGAGCGGCCCGTACTTCGACTCCCAGAAGTTCCGGAGCGAGAGGCGTTGGGTGTCGTTCATCCACGTGCGCCGCACGGTGAACCGGCGCGCGCCGGTGCCCAGCAGGAACCGTTGCTCGATCTTCGCGTTGCCGGTCCCGAACTGGTGGATGGCCACGTCCGGATGGTTGGCGCGCCCGTACGGGTACTCGGGGATGATCGGGAACGTGCCGGAGGCTGCGATATCCGGAACGGTGATGTTGCCGATTTGGTCAGGCATTGGTCAAGGAACGCGTTGGTTGGAAGTCGATATGGTTGGCTGGCTCACGCGCACAGGGCGCGTTAGGCGCGCCGGAGGCCTCCCAGTGGTCGCCAACTACCACCGGAGCCTCCGACGCGACGTGGGCTACGCGACGGGGACTGCGGCTTAGATCGCGGGCGTGATGCTCAGGTTGCCGCCCGCCGTGTCCTGGATGACTGCGATCTTGTCGGTCGACGCGCAGACGAAATACTCCGGCAACTTGGCTGGCAGGAACATCGAGGTCGCCAATGCGGTCGGGTTCGCGCCGAACAGGATGTGGCAGTCCGTGGTCGATACCACGCGCACCACGATGCCGCCGACCGCCGCGCTCTGCGCCGAGGCTGCACCGACCGCGACGTTCTGCGTCGTCCCCGGTTTCATGGCGGGGAACGCGCCTCCCGGTACGCCGCAAACGGCGCTGATCTTTCCTGTCGTCATGATGTTTCTCCTCTAAGCCAACTCGATGAGTTCGATCTGCACGTCCGACCTGCCAGGCGTGACCGACTGGTTCCAGTCCGTGTTGAACCGGACGACGTACCTGCCGGTCACCGCCGCGCCGGTCGGGTCGTACGAGAACTTCGGACTGGCCTCGTACGGGTCGTAAAAGTAGAACGGTTCGTGCGTGCCGTTCCGCGCGTCATAGAAGCTCCGCAGCGCGGCCAACTGGGTTGGAGTAAGCCGCTTCGTGATGGTCCACTTCTTGCGACTGGTCGCCGCCTGCGCCGACCGCTGCGACTCGCCGTTCCGGTATTCGTTGTCGATGACGGGGTACTCGCGCGTGTGGACGAACGCGCGGCAGAGGCTGTTGGGCAGCACCGTGGCGGGTGCGGCGTTTGCGACGCTGCCCGGCATTACGAAGTCACCAGGCCGGGGCTCAATTGGAGGCTGGTCAATTCCCGGCGACCAGCGTTGGACCGCGCCGCGCTCAACGACGCACTCGCGACCACGCGGGGGTTGTTCGCGATGGCCTGTACCGCCTGCCCCTGGAGCAGGCTGGTGGTCGCAGGACCGTCGAGTTGGATCACCACCGGTCCCGCGCCGGAGGCCACACCGCTGCCGATGCTATCCATCGACGGAAGCCCGCCCATGCCGGGGAGCGCCGTGCCGTTGGAGTATCCGGGCGATTGGAACAGGGAGCCGCCCGACTGCACCAGATCGAGCGAGTGGACCTGTGCGGGCATCCCCTTGGTCTGCTGGCCCGTGCTCATGGCGTACAACTGGATCAGGTCACGGATCTGCGCCGTCCGGATCGCCATGTCGAGGTTGCCGCCGTACGATTGCTTCGCGGTGTCCACGATCTGCTGCAAGAGTGCTTTGTCGGGGATGTCGACTCCGTACAGATCCTTGATCTTCTGGCGCGCCTTCTCGACCGCGCCTTTGATAAACAACCGGACCATGCCCGCCGCGAAGCCCGCGATCCCGCCGATCAACGCGCCCAGGGGACCGCCGAACTTCGCGCCAATGAGCGCGCCGCCCGCCGTCGTCTCCGCGACGCCGATCTTACCGCCGCGCCGGAGACCGTCCATCGCCAGGATCGCGCCGCCAGCCAGCATTGCGCCGCCCTTCATCCCGCCGATGCCCTTGGCGTCCGCGAGCTTCGTCATATTGCCCGCCTCGTCCATGCTCCAACGCTCGGGCTTGAACCCGATGTTGCCGAGGCTCGTGAGCATCTGCTTCCAACCGGCGATGCTCTGTTTGAGGTTGGCCAGGACGCCGACGCCAGCCTTTGACGTGACGCCACCACTACCGGTACCCGCGCCGCCACCGGCACCGCCCAGGATGATCTGCGCCGCCTGCTGCTGGCTCATGCTGCCGCCACCGGGAACAAACGGAGGCGTGCCCCAACCGCCGCCCGCGCCGCCGGGGATCGCGCCGCCACCTGTTCCGCCGAACACCGGCACCGCGCCGATGCCCAGCAAGCCACCCAGCCCGCCCAGCATCCCGCCGCTACCGCCAGGCCCGGTCCCGCCACCCGCGAACGTGACCTTCTGGCCGGTGAACATCTGCATCAGCATGGCCGCGACGCGCGACGTGACCACGTCCTTGATGGCCGTCAGGAGCGCGGTCTTCAGCGAGTTACCGATGGCCTTCCACACCGACTGCGACTTGGTGAGGAGCGCATCGAAGACGCCACCAGCCTGCTGTTTGAGCGAGTCGAAGATCTGCCGGTTGTGCTCGCGCACCAACTGCGTGGTCCGGTTGGCTGCGTTCTCGCGCGCCGCTTGGATCGCGGCGTCGTTGGCCTCCTCGCCCTGGTCGCGGATATCCTGGCGTTGCTGGGTCAACTCCGCGATCCGCGCGGTGATCGCATCGGCCTTGTAGCCAAGCCGCTTGAGCGTCAACTCCTCCTCCAGCAGCATGCGCGAGGTGTCCATGTCGAACAGACTTTGTTTGACCTCATGGACCTTCTCCAGGTAATCGATCTCGATGGAAGCCTTCTGCTGCTCGACCGCGATCTTCTGGCCGAGCGTCTGCGCGTCCATGCCCTCGACCTGCCGCAGCCGCGCGTCTCGCTCGAAGCCCGCCCGCTGTTCCTCGAACGCGTACACGTCCCGCAGGTGATCCAGGTTCTTCTCGGCGATTTGGACGTCGTACTCCAAACGCTTCTGGTAGCGGTGCGATTCGAACTCCAACGCCTTCTGACGCGCCTCCTCATCGACCTTGACCTGCTCCGCGAGCGTCTTCCTGTTCTCCAGCGCGAAGTGGTCCTTGAACGCCTGAAACTTCTTCTGTGCCTGATCGATAATGGCGTCCCACGCCGCCTTGGTAAGCGATACCTGATGGGACACGCCCTTGTCGTCCACGAACGACGTGCGTCGCGCGATCTCCGTGTTGATCTCCGCGACGTCCTTGGCGTACCCGGTCTTGCCCGCGCCGCCAGCAGCAATCGCCTGGTCTTTGAAGTACCGCTCGTTCTCGACCTGATGCTTCCGGATCTCCAGTTGGAGTTTGAGCGCCTCCGGGTCGGGCTGGCCCGCGAGGTGGAGTTTGGGCAGGCCCGCGCCGAACGGAGTATCCTCCTCGCCGGGGATCGCCTTGCGGCCGGAGATGAGTTCGCGGATCGCGGCGTCGTCCATGCCTCGCTTACGGAGGTCTGCAATCTTGACCTTGCCCGAGACAACGTCCTTGCGGAGCGCGTCCGTCTCCATCTGCTTATAGCGCGCGTCCATCCCCTCCTTCATGTCGGAGTACTCTTTGTAAATGATCGCGCCCGCCCCGATGATGCCGCCCGCCAGCAGGAACGCGGGGTTGACTGCCATCGCGAGGTTGAGCGCGCCTTGCGCGAGCGCCCACGCCTTGGTTGCCGCCGTGATCGTGGCGATGATGCCGACGAGGACGAGCGTGCCCTTCCCGAACTTCTCGATGGCGTCCGTGTGCTCACCGAAGAAGGAAACCATGCCCTTCAGGAGACCGACCACGAGCATCAACTCGCCTTGGAACGCCTTGCCGACGTCCTCCTTGAGATCCTTCATATCGCGGGAGAGCTTCGCCATCTGACCGTCGAACGTGCCCGCCGCCTCTGCCGCCGCACCGTGGATGTTCTTCGCGGAGTCCACGATGGCGAGATACCGGACCATCTTGATCTGGTTCTCGTCAAGGGTCTTACCGTGAAGTTGCGCCTGTAGCCGCGCCACCTCCTCTGCCTTGGCGAGGTCGGGAAAGAGGCTCAGGGACCGGAGGCCCCGGGACTGGCCCGTCTCGATCGCCAGCATGATCTTCTCGAACGCGTCCGCTGCACTGATCCCTTCCGTGCTTACGGCGGCGGCGTCCTTGGCGATCTTGGCGAGGCTCTGCGCCTTGTCCAGACCGATATCCGCGATGATGAGCTTCTGAACGCTGGTGGTGGCATCCGACGCCGCATAACCCACCTCGCGGATCGCGTCGATTGCCTTTTGCGCGGCGGCTGCGCCGTCGCCATGCGACTTGGCCAGCGTGCGCGCGATGGCGACCGCGCGGTCGGCATGCGCCGCTTCCTTCGCCGCCTCGACGGTCCACTCCTTCGCGAATTCGATTGCCCGCTTGATCGCGTCCGCGAGGAGGTTGCCGGCCAAAGCGCCCTTCGCCATCGAAGCCGTCATACCGTCGATACCCTGCGAGGCGGCACGGGCCGACTTGGTGGCTGCGGCTTCGATGCCCGAGAGGTTCGCGTTGACGCTCTTGATGGACTGGTTGGCCTTGTCCACCTCCACGGTGACGACCAGTTCGATCTGGTTATTGTTTGCCATGCGCGTTGGTCCGCTCGCGATCCAGCAGGTCCCGTTCGTCGTCCAGGATCAGCATCGTGTAGAACTCATCTGCCCGGACATCGTCCAGGCCGACATGTATTCCCAGGTTGAGCGCTGCGCGCAGGTCCAGTGCGCGCCGGATGAGCAATCCGGCCTCAGAAGTCTGCGCCGCGTCGAGTTGGTCTTGGGGGCAGTGGTCGCACCGGCCACCCTCTGGCGCGTCCGGACATAGGCCCGGATCGCACAGGTCGTCGCGCCGGAGCGCCCAGTGGACGAGGTAACGCAGGGAGGGCCGTTCCGGCCACTCCCCCGCTAAAAACTTGCCTCCCGATCCTCCTGGAAGGATGCGTCGAGAGCGTCGATGGCGGCTTTGACCGCGATGGCCTGATGGATGATCGGCACGTCTCCGACGTACCCCTCCGTGGCGTCGAGGAGCCTCTTGTACAGGTCGCCCGCCGCGCGCACGTTGATCGTGAGTTCCTGCCGGTTGAACGGCAGGTCCAGCACGCGAGCGAAGCCGCGCCGGTACTGGTTCACGTCCTTCGCGGACGGCATCTTGAGGAGGACCTTCGCGGTGGCGCCCAGCACCCGGAGTGTCACGCGGAAGGAGTCGCCCGCCAGGACAACGTCGTCCACATCGCAGGTGGAGAGTTGCTCGATGACCTTCTGCGCCTCGAACGCATCGACTTCAGGTCCCTCCTCGGTGCGGATCTTCGCCAGCATCGCGGCGTCGATATCCTCACCGTTCGGGATCGTCGTCTCAGAGATCCCGCGCCCGAGTTGCTTCACGATCACCTTGCGGCGGCGCTGGCGTTCGACCCACTCGTCGTCGGACGGGAAGCGGGTCCGGACGGTCTTGACGCCGTCCGGTCCCCGAAGTTGGATGGCGACCGGCCTGGTCGCGTCAAAAACAGGAGCGTTGCTGTCCATTTGTCGTTTGTTCCTTTACTGGCAGATCTGATCTACCGCACACTTGCCGACCGCCGTCAGAATGCCGTTGGTGACGTGGTACATCGGCAGGCACTCGACTGCGACGGTGAGAATCTGGTCCGTCTCCGCGATCTCAACCACCGAGTAGGTGATTTGCTGCCACGTCAACTGGAGCGAGTTGCTCACGTCGTACGCCAGCGTGACGACCGCCGTGCCGGTCGTCTGCGCCTTGAGCTTCGTGTACTCGTCCGATCCGTTCATGAACCGCGCGACGAACTTCAGGTTGCCCGCACGGTTGCCGAACTCCAGCCGCCCGCGAATCGCGCCGGTGGTCCCGTCGCCCGCCGTCTGGAAGCCGGAGCCCGGGAAGAAGCCCGCATCCATCCGGATGTTGTTCTTCCAGCCAGTCTCCAGGGAGACGATGTTCTTGTTGGTCACATAGTCGACGCCGTTGATCGACAGCGTCAGCGAAGCGGACGGCAGGAGCTTCTCAGCGGTCGCGGCGGGCATCGTGATGCCGGTCGCGGTGTCGATCATCTTGCCGGAGCCGACCAGTTCGACGCTGATCTTGCTGTTGGCGCGGCCAGGCCCGGAGCCAACGCTGATCTGGAAGGACTCGATGGCCATCCCGACCGCTTGCCGGTCAACCACCACGCCGCCGCCAGGCCGGATCTGCTCGACGTACGAGAGGTACGGCAGGTCTGCGGCGTCCCCAGCGGAGGGGATAAGCGGAGTGCAGGTGTACACGTACGGCCCCGCGCCGGTCTTGACGACCTTCCCCAAGGCAAAACAGACCGCCCACGCGCCAATCTCCGCGCCCAGATATTTCTCGAGGGTGACACCCACGTCCCACGCCGTCTTGAACGTGACGGTCGGGAATTCGTGGCCCTTGCCGTACTCGTCGGCGTCGTTTTCCGTGGCAAGCTTCGGGTTCGCGAGAGAGGCGTTCAACTTGCTGAAGCGCCACATATCGGCTGCGACGCTGGCGGTCACAATGTCGGCCTGCTTCTTCTTCCCGAAGCAGACCAGAACTTCCTGTAGCCTAGTCGTGGACATTCGTCGTTACCTCCTCGTTGGACGGCGCGGCGCACTGGCTCCAGCCAGTGACCATGAGCGGCGTCAGTACCTCGGGCGTGGCATCAACTTCCTTCGGTTCGCCCACTCCGAAAGGCGGCTTCATCCAAACTTTGTCGGGCATTTATTGGTCTCCGATCTCGGTGAACGTAATGGGGACTTCGAAGTAATCCAGGCCCTCCGCGTCCGTCTGGCGTTGGATCAACGGCAGGTCCATCGGGTGGCAGTCGGGGTGGATCGAGGTATTCAACATCTGCTGCCCTCCGTGCGCTGGTACGCCCTTCGTGATGAGCCGGAAGATCCGGTAGTACGGAGTGGGCGGGTCGCCATCGACCGTCTCACGCGCCCGGACGAACAGCGTCACCTGATGCTTCCACACGTCGAAGCCGCCGAAGGTGCCAGGCCCAGTGCCCTGCCAAGCAGCCATGATCGACGGCGCGGGCATCGAGTGGATCGCGTGCGTGAGGCTGACCTTTTTCGGGTACTGGTCGTGGTACGCGAAGATCCGGCCTGGGTCGCCAGCCATCTCGACCAGCAGTTCGGGAATGTCTTGCAGGACCGCGACGAGGTTGTCTACCAGGACGGAGGTGTCAATCATTGCTTACCGCCAAGGCTGCGTTCGATGACCATCCGCGGCGCGATTTCCGCGAGGAGTTGCTGCGCGGTCTGGTGGACCACTTGGCGATTCTTGGGTGAGAAGACTGCCCAGGGCTCGATCTTGCTGGTGATCCACGCCTTGATCCGGTCCTTGCGAGTCGAGTTGCTGGCCTTGGCCTTGTTTTCGCTCACCGACCGGACCTGGAAGTTCCGGAGCATATTGCCGGTCAACATCAGATCCCGGCGATTGCCCTTGCCCATCTTGGTCTTGCGAATTGCGTAGTAGCGGGAGAGAGGCTTCGCCGCGCCATCGTTCGGTCCCTGCGCCGCCGCCAGCCGGTTCTTGACGGACGCCAGCCCGACGTTGCCGATCTTGAACATCTGCGCCTGCTTGATGTTGAGCCGGTCGAGACGCGCCTCTTTCTTCTGGTAGATCCTGACCGAAGCCATAGGAGCCTCACGCCGCCGCGCGCATGGAAAGCACGATGCCGCCCATCGAGTCGACGTTCACTTCGAATACCGTGTACGTCACGCCGTCAAGGACCACCACGTCCCCATGCTCCGGGTGGGTGGTGAAGTCTGCCAGGCCAACGAAGAGACGTGCGTACAGGCCCTCGCGGTGACGCTCCTCGTCGGAGTCCTTCATCACGACGCCCATAACGGCGAACGGCGCGTCGGTGCCCTGCTGGTAGGACACCGCCGTCCCGAACGTCTTGACGCACGCCTTGTTGAGCGCGGCAAATGGATCTGCCATTGGATTAGCTCAGGATGTGGACCCGATACGAGACCTTCACGCGCAGCACAGCGTCGTTGGCTGCGTTGCCGGTGAACTCGCCCGCGCCCATGTTGTGCAGCACGAGCGGCTGGTTCTCGCACCCCGTCCGCGCGGTGATCGGATCGAGTTTCACCAGGCCGTACGTCACCTGATCCGCAGCCTGATCGATGAAGCCGGTCGTCTCGATGGTCTGCGACACCTGAACGCCCGCCCCGTTCTGGTATTTGATCGCGAGGTTGGCCGTGGCCTCCACCAGGACGTTCGCGCCAGCCTTGAGTTGCAGGACCGCCGACAAGAACTCCAGCACCTTGCCAACGCCAGGCGCGGGTACAAGCGTCTTCGGCGTGGCGCGAACCGCCTTGATCTCGGCGTTCGCCACGAGGACGTCCGCGAACTTGAAGTCCGCGCCGCCCTGATTCAGCAGAGGTACGACGACCTTGCCCTTAAACTTTTGCGCGCCCATGGGGTTTCTCCTTCCGGTTCTTGGTTTGGGGATTTGCGGAAGGCTCGACCTGCTCAACCTTCCGCGTTTCGAACAACTGGCGCATGCGCTGCAAGTACAACCGGCGCGGTCCCGGTTCGTCCGGAGGAGACGGCATCGCCTCCCCCGGTTTGAACCGGACGCCATTGAAGACCGGCAAGCGCGCTGTCGCCAGGAACGAGGCCGAGGGATCGAACCTCGGCAGTGAACGGTAAGCCATCGGAGCCTCCTTCCTTACGCAATCGCCGTGGTGAAGAAGTACCCGAGTTCGGGCGCCACCAGTTTGATGTCGAACGCCATCTCGATCTCCACGATGTCGGACGAGATGATCTCCCAGCGATACCGCTTCACACGGTTGCCCTCGTTGCCCGCGCCCAGGTAGCCGGTCCACCCGAAGGTGTACGCAGCAGAAGGCGTGAGCAGGCCCGGATTCGCGGCCACGTTGCAGAGCAAGGCGCTCTTGGCACCGATGAAGGAGTGCGCTGCGGTGACACCTTCACCTGCGGTGTTTTCGATGGACCCCATCACGAGGATGCGGTCGATCTCAAGGATCGCCGCCAAAGCCTCGCGGGTGATCCGCGCGGGACCGCCGTTCGTCTGGCCGTACTTCACGCGGTCCACCAGATCAGGGTGGTCCACGAGTTTGAGCCACACCGGTTCGGAGATGACCAGGGTGTTGGCGGGATAGCCGGTGGCCTGCTTGATGGCGAGCTTACCGGAGCGAATGTCCTCGATGGGGTTCGATGCGGGATCGTTCCACTGGAGAAACTGGGTGGCGAGCGGGCCTGCGGCGACGCCCGTCATGTCGGTATTCCACTTGCCGGTCGTGAACAGGTTGGCCGCGAAAATCTTCTCGCGCCGGATCAACGCCTGCTGCGTCAGGAACTCCGTCGCATCGCGGTCGATGTTGAGCACGGCGTCCGCGTTGCCGCGCAACTGGTCGGGGATCGGCTTGGCTTCGGCCCACACGTCCGCGAAGTAGGTCGGCGTGTTGTCGAGCCGGTAGCCGGAGCTTACGGCCGGAGTTCCGGGCGCGCGCTTCTGCATCTGGTCGCGGAAGAAGTCGCCGCGATTGTAGACATAGTACCGGTCGCTCTGCTTGCTGACCGGGATAACCGGGCAGACCTGCGCTGCAACGAACTGGTCCTGGGCCTGAAGATACGCGATGCTGATCTGCGTCAGCGGCGTATTGACATGAACGTCACCGGGTGTCGGCGTGTACATACGTTTTTACTCTCCTCTCATCTGTTTTGCGGGCACAAAAAAAGCCCCGCGCCCGAAGGCCGGAGCTTCCCGTGCCGCCCGCTTGTTGTCTGCTACCGCTGAAGGATCAGCAGAGCCGGGATGATGCTCCCGTCTCCTGCTCCCGCCGCCAGGGCCTTCGCGACGATCTTGCCGGCCGCATGCGTGATGCCCTTGCCGTTGGCGTCCGTGTCGAGCGACGCACCGTTGGCAACGGCAGCGCCGCACATGATTTTGACCACCATGCCGGGGACCGTGTAGAACGAGCACGGACGACCCTGCGCGGCGGGCTTGTCCGCAATCACGCCGTCCGCAGCCAGACCAGCGCCGGTCGTCGCCACCTGCCCGTTGGCGTCAATCGAGCCGAAATAGAACTGCTTCGCGGAGAGGTCTGCGCTCGCCGGGACCGAAATCGCTTGGTTTCCAACTTCGTAAGCCATCTGTTTGTGTCTCCTTTCGTTGTGACTGGATCGCCTGCTTAGTTCGTCCGCACCGTTGCAGACTTCTCTGCGAGGTACTGGTTGTAAAGAGTGGGGTTGAGCTTCATCGCCTCCACGTACGCCGACGCGAACGTGATGTGCTTGCTGGCGGCGATCTGCGTGGCGGCGGCGTTCAACTGCGCCTCCGCTCCGACCGGCGAGGCGTCCACCTGCGAGTTGATCTGCGTACCCTGCGACTTCGCCGCCTTCTTCGCGAGCAAAGCCTCGCGCGCCTGCGCCACGGTCATGCGCTTGCCGATGGCTTCGGACAGGAACTCCGGCGTCCCAGCGAGCGTGCAGAGCGCGGCGATCTCCTCGTGCTCTCCGCGAATCCGCGCTTCGATGGCGGCGGCATCCACGACCGGCGCCGCCGGAGGAGCGGCAACGGGTTCCGGCGCGGCGGGAGGTGCTGCGACGGGCGCGACCGGAGCCGGTACCTCCACAGCGGGTTGGGTTTGGGCGGGCGCGGCCACAGGAATGGGTGCGTCTGCCGGTTTCGTATCGGGCGTTTGTGCCATAGTCGTCTCTTCCTTTCCTTCTGCGATCTGCGCTTCGGCAGACGCCGTCGCGCGAACTTGCCTCGATGCACGAGACGCTTGCGTCAGCGCGGCGAGTGCATCGTCAAAACTTCCGACCTGATCCGCGAGTCCAGCTTTGATGGCACTCTCGCTCCAGAACAGGCCAGCATCCGTCTTGCGGACGAGGGCGGCGCTGATGCCACGGTTGCGCGCCACCAGCCCCACAAACATCTCGTACAGCCGGTCCACCTCTCCTTGGAGGTTGGCGCGGGCATCGTCCGACAACGGCTGGTGCGACGAGAAGTCGTTCTTGCGCGCGCCAGCATAGACCGCCGTATATTTCCGGCCCATCTTGTCGTCCCACCCGGACTGGTCCATGTGCACCGCGATCACTCCGACGCTGCCGACGCCGCCCGTCTTGGTAACGAACACGCGTTGGGCGCTCGATGCCAGTGCGTATGCCGCGGAGAACGCCTCGTCGTTGGCGATGGCGTAACAGGGCTTCTGCTCGCGCACCGCGTACACGTCGTCCGCGAGATCGAACAACCCGCCAACCTCACCGCCAGGCGAGTCCACATCGAGCAGCACGCCTCGGATGCCGGGATCGTCGCGGGCGTCCGCGAGCATGGTCCGGATCGTTTCGTAAGACTGGAGGCCCGATTCCGCGTCCATCCAGGACGCCTTCTTGACCAGCGTGCCCGAGATCGTCAGGACCGCGATGCCGTCCGGTGTGACGGGGTACGCCTTCCGGCCAGACGCCAGCGCGAGATCCTCCTCCTCGCTGTCGGCAGGTGCAGGGCGCGTCACCGTGACCGGCAGACCATCCACCACGAGGTGCTCGCTCAGGCCGATGCGCGGGCCAATGGCATCCAGGATCACCATCAACTTGTCGACCTGGACCATCAGCGGGACGCCGAAGACGCGCGCCGCGAGGTGCGGCAGATAGGTTTGCTTCACTTGCCCGACTCCTTTCTGGTGCGCTTCTTGGCTGGCGGCTTGGCCGGAGGTTTCGGTTTCGCGGGAGGCCCGCCCGAAGCACCCGGATCGCCAACGTCCTCCGGGCTGGTCGCCTCCACCTTCTCCGCGCCGCGCATATCGGTCCTGCGCGGGTCGGAATCGAGGATCAGTTCCAACTCGTCGGCGCGCTCATTGTCCTTCGCGATCTGCTGATCGACCGCCTCCTCGTCCTCGCCAGTCTCATTGATCGCCATGCTGCGCGACTTGAGGCCCGCCCGGATCGCGATCACCTCGGCCTTCACGTCCTTCTCCGGATCGACCCAAGCCCACTTCGGCGTGTGCCACTGCACCGCGAGGTAATCTGCGCGGTTGGCCTGGTAGTCTCGCGCATCCAACTCGCCAGCCAGCACCGCTGCCTCGATGAACGCCCGCCACACGGGGCGACAGAACTGGAAGATGAACACGCCGTACTGGACCTGCTCGCACAGCCTCCGGAACGACAGGATGCCCGCGCGGATCGAGCTATAGCTCGTCTGCGACAAGTCGCCGGTCAGCATGTCGTACGGCATCCCCAAGCCAGCGCCGATCCGGAGCAACGTTTGGCGTTCGAACGCCTCGTAGTTGCCGCCAACGTCGGCGGGGTCGGTGAACTTCACGTCCTCGCCGGGTTCGAGGTCCATCATCGTCCCGGCTTCAAGTTGCGCCACCTGGACACCGGCTTCGGAATCCGGCGTTGCGCCTCCGGCATCCGTGGCCTGCGCGCTCGTCTGCTCGTTGCCGAAGAACGGGTCCTCCGGGTTCTGCCGGATAATGAACGCCATCATCATGGCGGCGAACTTCTTCCGGAGCAGTTCGGCGTCGTCGTACTGGTCCAACTCCCACAGCCGCACGAGAGCGTTGGCCAGCCACGGAATGCCGCGGAGTTGACCGGGGCGCATCGGACGGTACAGGTGCATCACCTCGGCGGCGGGAATCCGCAGCAGGTCGAGGTAGTTCGGGAAGAACAACCGCTCGCCCGGATGCTCCTTGTAAAAGTAGTAAGCCGTGCGGCGCCCGTCCGGATCGAACTCAATCGAGGCGCGCACGGAGTTGCCCTGCGGCGTCTCCGGAGTGGGGCGCGCGAGGTAGAACGGCAACTGCTCTGCCTCCATGACCTGGAGTTGAAGCGGGACCATCAAGCCCCAGTCCAACGCCCGCAGGTGCTTCCGTGCGAAACACTCGCCGCCCTCGACCATCGACCGGAACGCGAGCGCTTCGAGGCCGTAGAAATCGGTTACGCCAGCCGCATCGCACTCGTTGGCGAACTGCGACCAGAGCTTTTGGACCTTCTCCTTGGTGGCTTGGTCGGGATGGAGGGACTGCGGCTTGATGCCGTTGCCGATGGCGTTGCAGACCCACTCATCGATCGCCTTCGCCGCCCATCCGTCCTTGCGCGCCATGTCCCGCGAGCGCGCCACCAACTGGTCCGCGCTTTGATACCACACGGAGTTGACCGCATCGCGAGTCGTGGCCCACGACCCGAGCCTCCGGCCCGAGGTCGCAGCCTCGTACGGGGACGAACTGGCGCGGG